CGAAACCATTTCCTGGGGCAACTGTTCCTGCTGGGTTATAGTCCTGATATGTGATCGCCGCAAAGTTTGGAACTAAGAACGTGTCACCCTGATTTGGAGTCACTACTCTAGTATAGTCTACTAGACCTTGTGACTCGTGCATTGCTTCCAATGCAAAGTTTGCGATCGCTGTGGTAAAGCCGTTAGCTTCGCCATTTGGACCGTTTAGTACATATGCCATGATTAATCTCCTTTAAAAATATTATATTGGCTTAAACAAATTAGTTCCTGTTAGGACTAGAATCAGAGACACTTACATTCAGACCTTTTAGACCAACTCCACGTCCTAGACCATTGCGTGTTTTCCATTGCTTAAAAGCGGCTGGATCTCTGCTATAGTCAGGAATGGTATCTAAATCACTTCCTGCAAACTTACTCTGTCCTGGTCTTAATCCAGAACCAGATTGAGTATTAGAATTTTGCTTAAGTAACTTTGGGTTACCTTGTGCTACTTCTTCTACTAAATCTTTTAACGTTAGTGGTACTCCGTCTTGTCCGTATCGTTCTTGTCCTTTCTGATTTACAATGCTGTAAGTTTTGTCATCATTCCATTGAATGTTAGACTTAACTTTTTGCAAAGCATAATCTGAAAGATCAGAATCGAAACGATCACCCATTGATTGCATGATATCAGATTCAAGTTCTTTACCTTTCAGTGCTGTCTCTTTTGAAGATAACTCTGATTGTAATTTCTGAAACTGTTCTTGCAAGTCATTATTAGAAACAGAACGAGTCTGTTGCATTTCAGGTTGACGTTGCGCCACTGGCTGTACGTTGCCACCGACTTGTGTCTGTACTGCTTTCTGTTGTGCTATAAATTGCACTGCATCTTCGACTGAACCTAAGTTCTGCCCTGATGCTTTACTCAATGCATTTAAAATACCTTGAGTTTGCGATTTACGAATAGCACTAGGATTAACTGCACTTTCACTTGAAGATTCATTACTAATAACATTATTGTCATTAGTCACTACTGCATCTTCTTGCAGGGCTTGTTCGTTGCCACCGATATTTTCATCAATCATTAAATTCTCCTATTTTACGTAATAAACGATTAGATTGTTATTGTATTTAACGTCCCGCTCTGAGACCGCTAAGTTGCACAGCAATTGCTTGTTGTGTTTCGTATGATGGTCCAGTGTTTTGTATTGCTACTGGTGTCCCAGGGCCACTGCTATCATACTCTGATAAGCCTTCATCACCATCATTTTCCCCTTCATAATCATCATTATACGTAGGGATTTGTGATTGTAAATCACGGCTTAAAACTCTTTCATTGTCAGCAGTCATTAGATCACGCATAACGGGATCTTCAACTGTGTCAATAAATGCTTGTTCATATTGAGCAATAGATTCATCAGGTGCTAAGATAGCGATAATGTCTTTTGTGATCAAGTCATTAACCATTGAGTTATCTGGTACTAATGCTTTTGCTTCTTTATAAACAGCGATTCTGTAATTCGTGTCATGTGCATCATAGTCAGTTGCATATAGAACTTCACCTGCCCAACGCATGTTCATAAAACGTGCGGCGTAAGTAAAGATTTGTTCTTCTGCTACTTCCATCAGTCTTGCTTTTGCTTTCGCAACTCTATGAAGTTGTTTACGTTCTTCAATGATAGCAATACCTGATTGTACATTATGACGAGACATTCTTAGTCCACCTAAGCCTGTCAAGTTTTCTATTTGATCTAAAACTTCTTTCTGCTTCATCATTGTCTTTTCGACATCACCAGTATCAACAGGGATAGTCTCTAACTGTCCTTGCATTGCTCTCACAATTGAACCTGCTTGTGCAGGAACTGATACGCCTTTGTCTGCTCTGATTAGAGTTTTAGCAAACTGAATAGATGTGTAAGCATCACATTCTAGTTTGTAGTACTCACGCATTGCATCTGATGCAGAGTCGATATCTGAGATACCGTAGTCTATTGATCTTGGATCCATCTTAGCATATGCCATGAATCCTGGTATACCCATTCCTTCTGGGTATGTACCTTCATCAATAATTTCTGCTTCACCATCCTCTTGTCCTGATTTGCTTACTTTGTAACTAATCCAATAAGACGGGTAATCTTCTGTGCCTAAGTGATAACACTTAAAGTAGTAACACTCATCATCTTCGTTCTCTAATATTTTACAATATTGTAATACTGGTCTTCCACCATATATGTCATAGTCCCAGTCCCATACTGATATAGGATTGATTGCAACAACATATGGTCTGCCTAGATTGCCTTCGCTTTCTTTAGGCATGTCAACGAACACCCAGCATTGTCCGTATATAGAAGTCAAGTCACCTACGTTTTCCATGAATGCATTCATTGATCTGTTTTGCAGATCAGCATCTAACAACATCAATTGTGACCACTCTACGTTGTTTGGATTGATTGCTATACCCTGAGGGGTAGCAAACTTAAGATCACGTTTGATTCCTGGCTCAAATACTACGTCATTAATAGTGTCAACTACGTAACGACAGATAGGTTGAGCAACTGTGTTTTCGATTAAATCTAAGTATAGATTTGAATCTTCTGATGGACGCTTTCTACGTACATGTCTTTTGAATTGTAGACCCCCTAAATACGCAACTTGATAACTCATCATCTGAGGTAACATTGCGGCATAAAGAGGACTTTGTCTGAGTAAATCTTTCGACTTCATATATCGATTCCTATGAATATATTATTTATAGTAATAACTTAGTATTTATATTTTATTATTTCTTTTTATGTTTGCAGTTATCGTTGTGCCATCTCGCTAACATGCTAGGTATAGTAACCATATCGCAATGATCGCATTTTTTAAAACTTCTAAAGCCGAAATGATTATGTCTATCTTTACTAATCATATCTGCTGTGTTTTGTAATCTTGTTCCAGCAAACAAATGATCTGGGTTGATACACTTTGGGTTGTCGCATTTATGTAGTACACATAAATCTTTTGGTATCGATCCATTAGCAATCTCATAAGATACTCTGTGTGTTGTTCTCATGCCGTTAATATCAGTATCACGTATCATACCGTAGCCGATATTATTAAGTGCACCTTGCCATTCCCAACACTTAGTTGCTTTGTCTTTAATTATATTTCTGTATAGTCTTTCGTCTATTGGTGTTCTTGCGTATGCCATTTTCATTCCTCTATTTTGATTCTAGTTCACGTAACTTTTCGATCTTGTCAAGCATCGTCTCTAGTTTTTTAGTTAATCTGTCTTTACCCTTTATTTTTGTATATTGATATACAAGAGCAATCAATTGTTTTCTGTAATGTTCGTATGTGTGACCATGTCTGTGTATTTGATCTGGTAATGATAAGTCAAATATAATCTTACTGTAGCGTGTCATCTTCTGTTCTAAATCAGGAAGACTATGTAAATCATCATAAAATTGCGTGTCAAAGTCTGTCATATTGTATTTATACTTTTAAAATTAAAACTAAAAATAAGATATAGCTACCAGATAACATGATCAATATCTTCGTCTCTTTTACCCATAATCTCTTCCCATGTAGGTCCACCTTTGTATAATGGACTGTATGGTTCGTGTTCTATGCCTGGTCTATTGTATGCCTGCATACGTGCATCATTGCCTAAGTATTCTGCGCCTTCCCAACTGTCATGTTGTATAGGAAACAAATGATGTATACCATATCTAATAGAATCACCTAGTCCGTCAATATGCGAATACTTTGCATCAGAATATTTTGTTAACTTCTTACGTGTACCGTCTGTAAAGTGATATGATTGCAATGATTCAATAAGTTGTATATCGTAAGGACTAACTGTTAATCCACCTCTGTTGATAAAAGCATTACTAGAGTTATCTGTATCTGAGATTAATGGGTTGACTCGCTTACTATTAATAATAGTAAAGCCATACTTCTCAAGTATAACTCTATCAGTTATACCAAACGTAGATGTAGTATCTCTGTTTGTTTGTGCACCTGACATATCGATAACAGAATAGATTCTACGTCTAGGGTAGTCTTCTCGTATCTGTTGTGCTAATTGTTCTGTGCCACAATCTTTAATAGCATAAGATTTAAGTATCTCCATAG